CCGGAAATTGTGGATCCAATTTTTTCGAAAATATCACTTACAATTTTCGGAAGTTCCCGGATTGCATTTTTAATTCCATCTCGTAATGCTTCAAACCCACTGATCGCAGTTTCTTTTACCAGAGATACCAATGTGGATACCACATTTTTAATTTCATTCCAAATATTTGATGTAATCTCCTTGATGGAATCCCAAATATTCGCAACTGCATTTTTGATATTATTTAAAATATTCTCCAGATCCGATTTTAATTTTTCAAAATCTCCAGTCACCAGATCAATCATCAATAGTACTGGTGCAAGTGTAGCGTTTTTGATGAATTCCCATGCATTTTGTGCAAGTTGCTTAATTCCGTTCCAGATCCCATTTAAATTCTCTTTTAATTTCGTAAAAGAATCTGTAATGGTTGTTACGATTGTTCTTATCGTTGGATTGGCAAGCAATGACGATAACATCTCATTCCATGCATTGGGAATCGTTTCTGTAAAAAATTCTACAATTCCGTCCCATGCTGCAAAAAATCCATCTTTGATTGCCTTTAAAATCCCGTTCACACCATCTCGGAACCATTCGCATTTATTGTATAAAGCAACCAATATCACTATGATTGCCGTTATAGCCGCAATTACAGGATGTGCTGTTATCATTCCAAGCAGTCCGGTCACTGCCGTTTTAATTCCACCGACCAACTTTGTCACAACTCCTCCGATTCCGGACAACTTCGACAGCACTCCCGCCACTGCAGATATTCCGAGTGATATCTGCCCTATTATCATTAAAAGTGGTCCTAATGCTGCCACCAGAATTCCGACTACTACAATCACCTGTTGCACGCCTTCCGGTAGAGCTGAAAATTTATTGACAAGTGCGGTAATAAGTTCTGCTACCTTCTGGACAATTGGTGCCAGCGTATCTCCAATCTGAATCGCTGCAGTTTCCAGAGATCCTTTTAATTCCTCGATTGCTCTTGATCCATCACTCATCTGAGAATTTGCCAGCCTTTGTGCTGCTTCCTGATCATTTGCCGCATTGATATATTTCTGAATCCCTTCAGTCCCGCTATCCATCATCACAGTAGCAGCTCGCATTGCATCGGATCCGAAGATTGTCGATAACGCCGCATCTCTGGATGCCGAATCCAAACCTCCAAGTTTATTCTGCAACTCCTCAGCAATCTCTGAAGCTCCAAGGAGATCCCCATTGGAATCTCTTGTCTGTATTCCAAGCTGTTTAATCATTGTTGCAGCGCTATCTGTTGGTGCCGCCAGCCTCTGGAGCATGGTTTTTAAAGATGTTCCGGCATCGCTTCCCTCGATTCCGGCATCTGCAAAACGAGCCAAAACCGCTGTTGTTTCCTGTATAGACCATCCAGCGTTTTTTGCTCCAGCAGAACACTGTGCCAGTGCCTGTGTGAGAGGTTCTACATCCGTAGAAGATGCAGCTGCTGCCCCGGCCAAAGCGTTTGCCGCTTCTGCAGACTCATTCGCAGACAGACCAAACGCTCCCATTGCCTGTACAACAACATTTGCTGCCTCTCCAAGATCCATCCCGGAAGATGCCGCAAGGTCCATTGTAGTTTTTAATGCCCCTGCTTTAATGTCGGCTTCTGTCAAACCACCTTTTGCCAGTTCTGTGATCGCATTCCCTGCATCTGTTGCGGAAAAGACGGTATCCTGTCCGGTCTGGATTGCAAGCTGTCTTAGATCTTCCATTTCAGACATGGGCTTATCAAGTGCTCCCGCCGCCTGACTCATTGCATCGTTGAAATTATTTGCCATAACAGTGGATGCAACCCCTACACCGGTCAGTGCCCCCGTTACCGGTAGCAAGGATTGTCCCACTCCTTTGACCTTATTTCCAAACTCTCCGGATACCGCAGATACTTTTGCAAGATTCGCACTTGCACTTCCTGTAGTCTCTTTTAGTGATTTCAGTTTCTGTTCTGTCTCAACAATCTCTCTTTGAAGAGAATCGAATCCTTCTGGACTGATCGGCTGTCCAAATTCATCATCTACTTGCTTTTTCTGTGCTTTCAGTTCTTTCAGTTTATCAGACGATTGGTCTACCTCTGTCTGCAGTTTTTTGTACTCTTCCGTATCAATCTGACCACTTTCTTCCATAGACTTCATGCTCTTTTTGAGCTTGTCCATTTTTTCGTTGGTCTTTACAATCTCCTCTTGAATCGGAGTATACGCCTCTTTCCAAGCATCATAATTTCCGGCGGTTTTTGCTGCCTGTTCGCTTGCCTGTTTTAAAGTTTCCAGCCTGTTTTTTGTTTCACTGATCGACTGTTGCAGCAACTTCTGCTTCTGATTCAGCAATTCCGTATTCGTGGGATCCAGCTTCAGCAATTTATTGACATCTTTTAATGACTGTTCTACACCGTATAGTTTTTTGTCAACACCGGACAGTGCCTTTTCCAACTTGGAAGTATCGCCGCCAATCTCTATGGTAATGCCTTTTATTCTGCTCCCTGCCCTTACATCCCTCCTTTACAGTGCATCAATATCCGCCTGTGTTGCAATTTTCGGATAATCATACTCATCATTCTTCATTTCGATAAACATATCGTTGATCATTCCAATGCTTAACAGGTCTAAATCAGAAATAGAAATACCGCATTGTGCACATCGAAGCATAAACAATGCGGTATTGACCTCACGGTCTATTTCCCTCTCTTTTTTTTTGGAACTGACATCTGTTTATTTTCTGATTTCCACATTTCCATGATTTCCGGCAGAATCTCATAGATATCAAATGTCTCGAACTGATCCAACCACTCGTTGATATCGTCCGGCTGGTCAGGATCGCCATGTTTATGCATCAGAAACGCAATGTTTTCAAACATTTCCAGTGATTCGATCGGGATTCCGCTTTCAAACTTACTTTCATCAAATTCTGTACCTTCTTTTGCGCATTTTTTCTGCATCTCGTCTTTGAGTTTTTCCTGGATCTTGATCTGCTTTTCAATTTTCTGCATATCTACAAAAATATCTCTCCCAAATTTCAGTCGATAAATCCGGGGGATTGCGGCAGAACTTTTGAATTTATATTCTGTTCCATTGATTGTGATCGTCTTTCTCATCCTGTTCTCCTTTTATGCTGCAACTTCCTGATCTGGAATGTACACCTTATCAAACCATTTTTCGTATAAGTCATCTGTTGTATCTGCTGTTGTCTTTGCCCGAACTGCCATTTTCTTAGCTGTTCCAAGCTGTACAGCGGATGCAGAAACTGTGACAGTGTCAGTTGTAGGTTCAATCGCGTCCTCTGTTGTGCTGGATTCTGTTGTAGGACGTGTAGAGGTACAGCAATAGAACCAGAACCGTGTTCCCCTCACATCGCCGTCAATTTCAAATCCCAGCGCAAACCGTTTTACTTTTGCAGTCGCTTCCTCCAGCATGACTTTGTTCTTGTCAATGTATTCACTTAAAATCTTTTCCCGGAACTCATCCGTGATCAGCGCCATTTCCCAGTCTCCCTCATATCCGCTATTGGAAGAAGAAACATAATACTTGATTCCATCCGCATAAAACGGTGTCAGTTCTCCCTGTGCTTCCAGTGAAAGCGATACGGAGCCAGGTACCGCAAACGGTGTATCAAATGTAATTTCTCCCGTGTCACTTTCCTGCAAAAGCGCAACATGCGCATTATGGATATTAAATTTGACTTTATCCTTTTTTGTTGCCTGTCTTTCTTTCCTTACTTAGCCCTCCACTTCATATAATACTTCATACATATTTTCTGATTTAATATACTGTTCACTTTTCTGCCAGAAGAGATCTGCTGCATCAAGTGCCGCTTCTACACGTTCTTCCAGTTCAAAGTCCTTTTCATCTGTATACAGTTCAATATCAACTTTGTTTGATTTAAAATATACCTTCCCATCTGCGGAGAAATTTCTCGTTTCCGGAATCAACCAGCAAATAAAAGGAGGATTCACCGCCTCACGTTCTTCAAAATGATGATACCGATATTCAATTTCCAGTGCATCCAGAATTGCTTCTATCCTCTCCTTTGTCATAAATAGCGTTCTATCCTTTCCTGTAGAATTTCCGTTGCGTGCTTTTCTGCAATTTTGATATGCGGGATTCCGTTCACTCTTCCACCATTCCTCTTTGCGTGTCCTTTTTCCAGCAAATGTGTAATCCGGTATTCCGGCTTTTTGGAATATACCACCATATCATAGCGGTGCCTTCCACTCAAATTTTTATCTCGTTTATAGCTCCAGTGCTTTGCATATTCACCGGTATCTCCTTCTGGTGATATGGAACGTAATTCCGCATCTGTCTGCTTCGCCGTCTCTTTCACTGCTTTTTCCACTGCTTCCTGTACATCCTCACGATACGCATCTAACTCCTGCATGACTTCGATTGCGAACTGATCAATATTAATTTTCGGCATGGTTTCTCACATCCTCATAAGTCGTTACTACTCTTTCCAGAGAAAGCAGTAAACAAGGTGGCGCTGCATCATATTTATTCTGGATCTGTATGATCTTGTACTGCTTTTCTCCGATTATGCAGATGTCCATCGTAGAAATGTCTTCTACCGGCAGAATTGCAACTACTTCGTCAATCTGATTGGATAATACCTTTGCCTCATAGAACCGTTTGATTCCAACTGTACGAAATCCGAATCGAATTCCAGCTTGCCTGGTCTCTACAATCTTCCGCCCTTTTACGCTGCAGATATCCAGTGATCCATCGTTAAATGTGATAAACTTTGTATCCTTACGTCTCGGCATTGCATCCACCCGCTTTTCTTCGGAAACTGCGCATCTGCAGTGATATGATTTCTGATTTATAATTTTGAATAAACTCATCTACCTGACCGGCTCTTGCATACATGCAGTAATTTAAGAGTAGCTCTTTTTCTTGTGTTTCGCTTTCAAAATCACAAAATCCTATTTTGCCCTCAAGGTACGCTTTTCCTCTCTCTACGATACCAGAGAGTTTTTTACGCTCCCTGATATCCATATCCCATGTAATATCCAGAAAATTCTTCACATCTTCTAACAGATCGCTCATGATTATGCCTCATTCTTTGTTACAGTCACCTGATATGTCTTGGTTGTCTTTCCATCTGTCACTTTTGCTTTTACTACATTTCCTGCGCCGGAAGCCCATGTAACTCTGCTGCCGTTTGCAATCGGTTTATCATTGTAGGTCAATTCCAGTTCTGCAGTGCTGTCTGCGATTACCGCCTGCACCGTGTTTGATGCGTCCGTTGTTGTCAAAGTGTATGTTAATGTTCCTTCTGCGAACTCCGGTGTCAGTGTATGTCCCCCTACCTTGAAATCTGCAAGATTTGCATTTTCCACATTTTCTACACTTGGAACAACTTCCACTTCATAATGCGCTGGCTGTAGATCACTGATGTCCAAAAGCATGAAGGCATTATCATCTACTGCAAATCCATGACCATACATTTTGATCAGGTAAACCCTCTCATCTTCCAGGAATCTGTAATCATCTGAATACAAGATTCTTCCGTTATTTTCGATTCCAGCTCCCATGAGGTAAAGCTTTGCCATACCAAATACAGCCTTTCCGACTCCTACCGCCGGAGACTGGATCACATCGATTGGGAATGGCAGTGTACTTACATATCCACCGCCCGGCGCCGGTCTCTGTGTTGCCGGAAGGACTTTGCTGAAATAATCTGACGGATTTACCACCAGAATCAGTGTGTCTACGGTTCTTGCCTGTCCTTTTTCATTGATTGCCAGAACAGATGCCAATTTTCCAAGCTGCACATCATTAAACTTTGTAACCTTTACTGCTTTTTTATCTGGATATACTCCACCCTTGATCGTAACAGAGTCTCCCACCTGTTTTGTCATACCGATTGGCATGTCTTTTCCAGTTCCATTGATGATACCGTCTTCCAATCCATTTGCAAGCGCTTCATACAGAACCTGTCTCACATAAGCATCCAACCATTCTGGCCCCAGATCCAACATTGCTTTACACACCGGAAGAAATGCTGACAGTTTGCTCAGTGTCACATCTACCTCTTTAAATCCGGATGTCAGCTCCTGGATGATCTCTGCGCAAAGTTTTCCCCATGCTGCTTTCTGATATCCATTCGTATTCATCATCATTCGTGTCAACCCTGTTACGGATGTAAACTGGATTTTGGACAACAGCGGATGATCTGTTTTCAAATCTTCGAATACTTTGTCAATTACGGTATATGGCATTACCACATCCAGATTTTCTACTGCCTGTTTCGGATTCGGTGCTTTCATGGCTTCTGCCAGTTTCTGATAATATTCTTTTTCTTTGGATGTCAGCTGTCTTACGCCGCGCTCAGACAGAATTCTCTGATCTGCTTCTTCTACGATTCCCCGTGCCTGTTCTATGACACTTTCCTGAATCTTATCGCACAGCTCCACAAACGCTGCCTGGAACTGCTCTGCATCTCCGGCTGTGATTGCCTCATTCATCTTCTGTACGATTGCTGTTTTTTCCATTTCTAATACATCTAAATTTTTCCTTAAATCATGCCTCCTCTAAAAAGATTTAATACATTGTTTTTTCTTGGTTTCTTGTCTTCCTGTGGTTTCTGCATTGCTGCAATCTGCTGCCGGAAGCTCTCCTGACTATTTAACTGTCTTTGCATATCGGACAGCTTCTCCAGAATCTCTTCTGTATTGACCGGTTCTGCTGTCTTTCCCATAATCTCATCAATGAGTCCATATTCCAGCGCCTTTTCCGGAGTGAGGTAAGTCTCATTTTCCATTAACTCAATCAACTCACTTTCCTCAATCTTCGCCCTTTCCAGAAAAACTTGCCGGTTTGCTTCCATCATGTCATCCAGATCATCGGCATATTTTCTCAGTTGTGTTGCATTGCCCGAGCAATACATCCACATATTGTGTATCAGTGCCGTTGTGCCTAAGCACATTTTTCTTGTGTCACACGCCTGTAGAATCAAAAACGCAACACTGTGTGCTACGCCATCCACAATCCCGACTTTCTGGTTTTGTTTTTGCTTCAGTAAATTGTAAATAGCAACGCCCTCTTTTACAGATCCGCCATTTGAGTTGATATGCAGCTCAATTGTCTGTCCTTCTGGAATTTCACTCAGTTTCTCTGCAAAATATTTTGCAGAAGTCTCCGAGTCCTTATATTCCCATGCGTTCCAGTCAAATTCTCCATATTCTGTCACATCATCATAAATGTACAGAAGTGTTTTGTTCTCTGCCTGAACAGGCTGCATTCTCCAGTTTGTTATGTTTTTCCTTGTCTCACCTCTTTCCAGCCGTTATAAAATGGGAATCTCCTAACAAAATATTGAGTTAGTATGATTCCCATTTTTGATCAAATGCTATTTCCTTGTTGTTGCATTTTTAAAGTCGTTAAACTGATCAGAAGTCCACTGAAACGATGGCATATCTTTCCCGTTGTTTGCTCTGTACACATCCTGGATTACATCCATTTCTTTCTGTGTTGCCAACGGACGGATAACCATTCCATCAAAATAACTCATTCCACCTTCATTACCTACATGAATAAAACACTGCATAACTGTTGTTCTCCTTTCATCTTTACCTGAATATCTTAAAATACAATCCCACGGGAAATTATAATACCCGTGCACACTCGCTTCTCTTCCGCTGCTGTCTCCTGAAACTCCATCGTAATCAGAAGAAAATTCAGCCAGCTGGTTATTACCTACATATAATGCCACATGATTCACTTCATTTAGAAGAATATCTCCTCTGTTCAATGTGGTTCCAACTGGCAGTCTTGTCCATCCTCTAGCACAAAGCTCTGCGGCCATATTTCCTGTATATGTAGCTGACCCGGTATCAAATCCAGCATTTCGCAATGCTGTTATGATGGAGCTTGCACAATCGTAATCCTTTGGTCCCCATCCTCCGAGACGATAGCCATATGAATTGTCATTACACATGTTTATCATATTCTGCACAAATTGTTCTACGCTTGCCATAAAAGCCCTCCATTTTCTTAAATTTTCCTGTTTATCTAATACTTTCATCAATCAATGGCCTCACCCACTTTCCACCTCCGTCAATCCTGCAAGCAGGTCTTGAATCTTACTATAATTTTTCGTCATAAAGTGCTGGTTTGCCCAGTCTTCTTCAATTCTCGGTTTTCCGAGCACTTCCAAAATATCATTGATCGTAAATGCTCCGCTTGAGATCAGCTTGTCTACTGGAGTTGCAATATCAAAAATATCAATATGCTTGACTGCCAGAGTCTCTATCTTCACATAATTTCCAGCTTTAAATCCTGTGTATCCGTTTCTCTTTCTGTTGATCTCCTGCTGCAGCATCTTAATGAGCGGATCTATCACAAAGGTCAGAAGTTCATCAATCGCTTTCCCTGTATCCTGTACATCTCCTTTGGCCAGACTCGGTGGGAAAGAAAATGCTCTTGCTGTAAATTCAAAGATGTCATCAGCTAGAGACTTGATATCTCGTGTTGACTCTGTAGAATACGTCTTTCCGCTTTCTGAAATATCCTGATATTCGTATCCGTCAAACAATGGCAACACCGCACTGTCGCTTTCAAAGAAGTTCTTAAAATGCGTGCTCATCAACTCCTGGAATGTTTCATCGAAATTCTCACTTTCCTGTGCAATTGCTCCAATATTCAGGATTCCTTTTTTTCCTCTTGATTTTTTATAGGCATCCTGCGCATATATCAGTAATTTTGAATACGTTTCATACATCCCATTTGTGAGATTCCTCATATTTTCTGAGTTTAATTCGAAAAACATGACTTCCGACATTTCCCGTGTTTCAGACAATTCGTAACCGTCAAATGTGATCCCGCTGAATCTGTACTCCTTCAATGCCAGCACCTCTTTGCTGTAACTGTCTGCCACATAAATGTGATTGTTTACTTCTACTACAAGGCATTCATTGTTCCGGTACAGCTTGCCAATCAGCTTATTCATGAATGACGTTGCATTCTGGTTCTGATTTGGTTCGTAATTCCAAAGATAATACTCCTGCCCTTTTACTTCTTTCTTCTTGATATACGTTTTAAATTCGCATTTGCTGATGGCATTTGCAATTTTATTGACACAAGTCCAGAAAGCCAGCTCTCTCAGATATACTTCGTACATAGCACTCTGTACATCTTTATCTTTCATAATGTCATCCACTGTGATCCTTGTGGTACTGCTTCCTCCAAGTTTTTTGATCAACCAGTCTTTAATACTTAATTTCCTACGTTCACCCCCTTAATAACTGTAAACCTGTATTTTCGGTGTTGGTTTTGCCCGTTTCTGTGGCAGCACGTTTTCCACAGTCATCGCCGCTACAAATGCCATAAATGGGTCTGTTTTTCTGCTTTTTCCTTCTATTTTTCCATATACATAATTTCCCATATCGGCATCATCCTCTTTTCCTGGTTTTCTTCCATGCCTGATTAGTTTTGCATTATTGGTGGCCCACCTTAATTCTGGAGCATCTCCCCAGCGCAACCATTGATTTACAAAGCAGCTATCGATCAGAGGTGCCACTTTCATAATGTCTGATGGCCGGATCAGCTTCAGATTCTTATTCACTTTCATATCAAATCCTATTTCCTGCAGATATTTTCCGATTAATGCAAAACGGAAATCATCCAAGGCTAAAGCTTTGATATTGTAGGTGCGTTTTGCTTCCTGTATATAATTTGTAAGCAATGACGGATGTATTTCCACGTCATCTACAAGCGTCAGTCTTCCGGAATCCGCCCATTCTTTCCATGGAGCCTTGATCCTCGGAATATCTTTCGAATTTAGGCACATCCATGAATGGCTGATGTCAAACCGTTCATCTCCATCTCGGAAATGAAGATCTACGGAAGCCCAATCTGTTAATTTTGTATAGTCAATTCCACATACACAGCTCCATCTTTCCAGATCCGGCAGTAAGACGTTGGTCGCTTTGATATTGTCCCACTCCGTTACACTCATTTCTTCCGCGTTTTCCGGAATATTCATTCGTTTTGTCATAAATGCCGGAAGTCTTCTCGGATTTTTCTTCCATTCTCTGTATTCTTTCCTGATCTCTTCCATAAGACTTGGCAGATACGGCAACGATGGATTTGCCATTGGCCAGTTTTCTTCCTTATCCACATCTTCCTTTTTATTCAGTTTACAGATAAATGGTAATAACCCATTATCCGGTTCGCCACCTCGTAATATCTGTTCGGAAGTTTCCAGCAGATCATCCAGCGGTCCTTCCCGCACATCACCATTTGTCGTGTAGTAAGAACGTCTTGGATGTTTCTTCTTACCAAGTCCTGTCGTAAAGACGTTTATATTCTTATAGTCTTCATATTGATGGATCTCATTAAAGATACAGATTCCAGAACGAAGTCCGTCTTTTCCTTTCGGACTGTTTGTTCTTCCCTTCATAATAGACTTTGTTTTCAAGCATAAAACCTGTTCTTTCGTCCATCGGAAGAATTTCTTTAATTTCTTTATCACAGACGGTCGTTCAAATGCGTTTATCACGTCATGAACTGGCCGCATTGCCTGGTCCTCATTATTGGCGCAGATATCTACATCGTACTCTCTGATCCCATTATGTGGGGACATTAAACACACTGATTCGAGCGCAATTGTACCATCTTTTCCCGCTCCTCTCCCCAACATACAGAATAAATCCGGCCATCTTGGAAGCCCGGATTCTCTCCAATATGTGCAATCGTGAAGTCCGATCACAAACTTCTGCCAGGGAAATATTTCTTCAAACGGGAAGTATTTTGACATCCCGATATATTTCTCCAGCTGATCACAATCTATATAAATATCTTCATGCTCAAAACACCATTTTACATGCGCAACAAGCAGCTCCTGCTCTTCGCATACTGCATATGTTTTTTTCTCAACTATATCAATCCATTCCTGAATATATGGATGTATGTTACAGCTCATCTTCATCATCTCCCGAATCATCGCCAACCGGCTTAATTCCTAGACTGTCCAGTATTTTAAGCATTTGGGCATTGACCTTAATTCTCTGATCTATCGAGTCATTTTTCTTTTGTCCTTTTTGCCCTCCGCCATTATTATATTCAACGATAGCACCTCTCTTTTTGATATCTGCGATCAGTTCATTCTCCAGGTCCCAGAAGTCCATATATTTATCGACCAGATCAATGTAATATTTTCCGGTGGTTCCATTCCGGGCCAGCTGATCAAGAAGGTCCTCTTTAATTTCCACTCGCAATAATTCTTTTCTTGTTTTTCTCGCCCTTATACCACCCCCTCCGTCACGCGCGCACGAGAAATCTCTTTTGTCGGGAGCACCCACCGGTCTCTACGGGGCAAATTAAAACCCGATTTTTTCGACCGGGGGTATCCTGACAATTTGATTCTTCTTTACCATTTTTCCTCTGTCAGCGGTTCTTTTTTCTTTTGCTTTCGATATCCATGAACCTCTTCATGACAATCATGACACAGACTGATCAGGTTTCTCCGTTTCTCACCTCTGAAGCTGTACCAGATTTCCAATGCTTTATCTGGATGCTTCTTTACATAATTCACATGATGAACCGTCGTTGCCTTTGTATACTTTCCACGTTTCTTACATAACTGACATTCATATTTATCAAGCTTTAACACCTGTTCTCTCAATGCTTTCCACTTGCCCCATGTATAGAATCTGTGGATATTTTCTCTTATGCATTTCTTTACAAATGCAATCTCATGTTCTGTCATATTCTCACCTCAATTGCAGGAGAAGGAATCGAACCTTCGACCTTCAGCTAAGGAGACTGACGAGCTTCCACTGCTCTATCCTGCTATATTTGTGCGATGTCGCACAGTGTAGGCTTTTGCCCAGAGCCTTTTATCGTCTTTGCTCAGGACGCAGAAAAGCACCTGGCTTTCACCAGATGCTCTCTACTATTTCTCACTATTCACTTCCTCTATGAATCCTTTCATAAGTTCGCTGATCTTTGAAGCCTGACTGACTCCTGCGGTTTCACATGCTTCTGCAAATTCATCCGCTAACTCTCGCTTTATCTTGAAACCCTTTGTCATCCATCCTGCTTTCTTTTGATACTTCTCCGATGCAATCGTTTGAGGTTTTGGGCTACCTACCGGCATTTCTTCCACCCCTTCCATAATCTTGGTACTACATCCATCAATAAGTAAATAGATGCTAAAATAAGAAAAATGGTTGAATAGATGTTTTTATCAGATGCCACAAAAGAAACGATTGCAAACACTAAAAACAATTCTCTAAATTTAGTTCTTTTCATTTCTCCCCAGATGAGCTATACTTCTATTAAGGGTTGGGGCTTTCGCCCCGTTCCCTACTTGAGAGCTTCTATAAGATTTGCAATCCCAGTTAACAGCGCTCCAGTTGCGATTAACGATTCGATTATCAATCTTGGCAAGCTCTCTTTTTTCTTTTGTTTCTTTTTGCTCATCTGTATCTCACCTCCTTACAAGTATATAATATCATATGGTTAACCATATTTCAATACTTTTCTCAGAGGTTTTTAAAATTTATAGGACTAATTTATAGGACTACTGCAAAAATACGTAACTTGGCAACTTTACTGGATTCTCTAACACAAGGAGTAACTTGCAGTAGTCCACAATCCGGACAACGGGAATCGAACCCGTGACACACAGCTTATAAGGCTGCTGCTCTAACCGACTGAGCTATGTCCGATCAGGATGCCTTTTATTGACACCCTTTACCCTATCCGCACTCAGGTACGCTGATTACACTAAATATAGACATATTGTCTACTTGTTTGTTTTTGCAGATCTGCGGATATCTGCGCTTTGTGATATCACATGTGACTCTACTGCTCCCGGTATGCAGCAACATGTCACAACAGCCGTGTACAGGAGTCGAACCTGTCTGCCCTACATTTGCCACGGCATAAAACACCGCCAGACGAGAAAGGGTAAAAGTCCGGCGGTGTTCCGAATGTTGTTTGGAAAGCTTTTGGAGTCTTTCTTCTAACTCCATGTTATACTATACAATAGTTAAAACGAACAATGCGAACAAAACGAACAAACTTTTATTTTTCTTTCATCCACCTCTGAAATTCCATTCTTGCACTATCTCCTGTGCAATTTCCTTTCATCTTCGCAGCCACTTCATCCCATGTCAGCCCCTGCATAACCTTAAACCGGATAATCCTCTGTATCCTTACCGGAGCTTTATTGATTACTCGCTCTGCTTTTACTTTAATCTGCTTTGCGTTCAGCTTTCGTTCTTCCAACAACCGTTCCTCTTCGTCTATATTCACCGTGTTCTCTACACATCCAGAGATATTAAAGCTCTGCGGTTGGTACGGAAACTCCGGATTACTGCCTGTCACCTTGTCCTGTACGATCGTCTTTCTTCTGTGCCGTCTGATATCTTCCTCTGTCTCTTTCACAAGTGCTTTCGCATCCATGTACTCATAGATTATATTCTTATCCACCTCAATCACCTCCCGGAATTGGCTTTTTGATGTTGTACTTGCTTGCTATGTATTCTAGAGTGTCCGTATTTGTTCTGTCAGCCCTTTTAAAATCACAGGCAAAGGCTTTATGTTCCTGTTGCTTTAAAGCTGTCTCGCAGGGCTTTCTCGTTGCCATAGTGTACGCTTCAATCTTTCGGATGACTCCCGCCGTCTCCTTTCTGCGCTTCATGGTTTCTTTTCTCATGCCGTCACCTCACTATCTTCTCTACTATCCATCCTGTAAATGCTACAAGCAACATCAGCGGAAACATTGCCGCAGCCAAATAGTCTCTCTTCTCCAATCTTACTTCTTCCATCCCCGTTTCTCTAAATGCTATGACCGCCCCCAGCCCCATGATGTAATACAGGGCTAGAAATGCGATTATGATTGTGATGTCCATGTTATCCCTCCTTGTATGGTTCTGGTAGTGGCTGCCATGCGGTTACATATTTAGTCCAATAATATTTTTCAATATCTTTTAATCCATTAGCTTCATATCTGATATTATCTACAAATTCTTTTATTTCTGGATAATAGTATAGGTCTCTAACTATATCATCGTTCCAAATTTCTTTATCAGAACATGTACATTGATACCATCCTTTTTCTTCTGGCAGTTTATCTTCTACCGGGATCCAACCGTCATTTTTCTTCCCATCTTCATATCCTTGCATATAAAATTTTCTTCGGCTGCATTCTCCACACTTCGGGACATCGTCCATGTGAGAACGGATGATTTCTTTTGCCCAACCAACACTTACATAATCATCACACATTCCGAATGATTCAAACTCTATCGCATGATCTTCAATCTCTTCCAAAATCTTCTCTAGTACGTTCATTTATTCCATCTCCAAAATATTTTCATTCTTTGAAATCGGTTGAGAATTATATGCAACTATCACTTCCCGTTGATATGAAAAACGACTACCACAGCAAGGACATTCGTAATCATCATCACTATCATCCATTTCGAATCCTTCTGTTTGTTCAAGACAATAAGGACATACAATTTCATTTGTTCCTACCTGTTCTTTCGGATTATCAGGAAATTCTATGATATTAAGTTTATTCACAACAGCATATCTACTTCTCGCTGCCACCATACAAACACTATATAATTTACAATCAATCCTTAAAATATCTCCAATATATACATTCTCTTTTGTTTCTGCGAGCGGTTGAGCTGTAGGTTTTACTTCGAAGAATCCCGTTAATTCTGATTTATCATATATCTTCATCACTCCACCTCCAACATTTCAAAATACTCTTCTAAATCATCATTCGTGATTTCTAGCCACGAACTATCATCTATAGAGTCAAGATGAACATGGTCTTTCCCACCAATCATCATGTACTCACTTTCATTTAATTCGTAAATTTTCCCTTCTTCAATTACCATTCCATCGTTTTCAATCAAAAATCCATCATCATCGTATTTATCTACATAAAAAGACTTCTTGCATTTATATTTTTTCATTTGCTCAACCGTTTCCTTTCTTCTTCCCAGTCAAAAGCAGCGTACGCAATACAGTGTTTGCATTGCTCCATAGATTCCTCTTTCCATTGTTCACCAATCCCCAAGCAAGCACCGTTCTCATCTTTTTCTACGCATCCATACCTCTTTTGTAGATTGCATTTTTCTATACGTTTCTTTATTCGACACTGTTTGCACACTACCTTTTTCCCTACTGTGCAACCCCTTAATCTTGCAAAATATCCCGCCCATATTTTACTCACTCCATTTCCTGTACTATTCCATCCTATAACTTTTTCTCCACATACATCACAGTAAACTTCTGTTGTTACTTCTCTATAAATAGACATTTATTCCACCTCCAACATCTCTTGATTGTCAAAAATATTGCCAATGACTTCATTTGTGTTCGCTTCGAAAAATAAAGATCTATCTCCATTTATGCAGTATGTTCCATTTAAAAATTCAACGCGATTCAGTTTGTGTCCTAAAAGGTCATTCTCCCAAATCTTCTTACCATTCTTGTCGGTAAGTCCGGTGTACTGGCAGAGGGTGTCGGGGTCAATCAAGTCATTAAATATATTAGTTCCGTTACAAATCAGATGTTTTATCGGTTTACCATCTTCTGTTAGCGGATTGGTAATATATACGTACTGACCTTCCACCCATTCGCCGTTATCTTTTCTCTTTGCTTTAAAAAGGATTTCTCTATTCATCTTCTTTTCCTCCGTTCTGTCGCATCTGCTCTATGTAAATGTTTGTGGCGCATCTTACAATCTCCGGTTTTAATCCATCGTAATCAGTGCCTTTATAAAAATTCTTGTCGCACGATCTTTTAATCATATACAGGATATCTTCAAATGTTCGTTCTTCCACTTTCCCTCTCCACTTCATTGTCGTATTTCATACACTTTCCATCCTTGTACGCTACGCATCGCTCTTTAATACACGGATTTAATACTGGTCTAACAAAATCGCCGTTGCCAATAAGCATTGCTTTTACCTCTTCTTTTCCCGTTAAATCAGGGCAAAATAAAATCATTCTTTCACTCTCCTGTTCCAAACTTCAATTGCTGTTCTTTCTAAAGCGTAACTACGTGTAGCAATTCCGCATTCTCGGCAATGTACATACGCAAAAATCACTTCTTTTCCTCTCCGTGTTTTCCTCATCCATTAATCTTTTTCCCCTATCGCTTCGCCAACTCCCGAACCAGTTCATCATTCCCTTTTTTCGTAAGGCCTTCATTACATGTGCAATCCGGATATACACATCGGAAACAATCCGGATATTTACAGAGCGGCTTTGAAATTTTCGTTCGATTCATTTCCAGTTTTCTCTTTGTCTCCAGCAGATCCGGTACCTTGACCTGTCTTCTGCTGCCCGCTTCCGCAAACCAGATCAGTCCCGATCTCTCCAGATACGCCCGAAAACAAATCTCATTTTTCTCAATCTGGAACATAACTTTCATGTACACCCACACCTCATGCACATCCATCCCGTCAAATAAAAGTTCCTGTATCCTGGATGCGTATTTCTCGTAACCTTCCACTACTCGATCACTTCCATTTCTCTTATTGAGACTTCATAAGCTGTTCTCTCGCTGTCGCCTTTTACATAAATCCTGCTCTGTATCATTCCCATGGCTCTCACTTTTATTCCGACTGGAAGCCCTGCTGCCAGCCTTGCGTTCGAATACCAGCAAATTGCCGGGAGATAATCACTTTTTCTGTGTTTCCTGTTTACTGCAATTAAAATATCCGTGATTTCTTTTCCGAGTGGTGTCTCTCGATAGAGCGGCTGTTTACAGATATATCCAATCAGATCAATTCTGTTTTGATCCGCTTCACCAGCTTCGCTGATTCCTTTTACAAATACATACAATTTCAAATGATTTCTTTCTCCATCCTTTTCATTGTATGATCGGTATTCTCCAAAGAGCGTGATTCTGCCTCCTACATGATCCCAGATCTCTCCTGCCAGTTCTTCCGGTACCTGGATCGGTATCACATCCAGCACTCCGCTAGTCCGCATAATTTCTATAATCGATGTATAAATTTTCCTGCCGCCCCTTGCAGTCAGCAAATATGTTGGTTCCTCTACGATTTTTCCTGTGATCTTTACGTTGTTCTCTTCCATCTTCTACTCCATTTCCAGCCCGGCTAATGCTTTTAAAATCTTCCCGCCATTGCTCTCTTCATCTGCCGGTGTTTTTACAGTCAATAACATTCCAGTCTCATTTACCCACAGGACGAAATATCCCATTCCCATAGGTCCTGTCGGAAAGTCTTCATACTCACCTGTTTCGGATAGGCTTACCAATTCCAGAATTTGATCTGGTATGTAACTCATCTCTTTTGTCTCTACATTCTGTAACACTGCCATTCCCCTGTATTTGATTTCTGTATCCTCATACCGGTCTCTGGCTGATAACCATTTCTTGTATTCCCACTCATCCCTTACTTTTAGTTCATACTGCTTTTCTCCTTTTTCATAGGCTCTGTATACTTCGCCCTCTTCCGGAAGATCCCCCACAAGTTCAATGACTGCTGCCTTATTCTTGCTTGTAAAGTCCTTCTCATATACAAATAATATCCAATAGGCTCCCTGTATGAAGTACATTTCCTCTTTCTTTCCTACAGTGAGTCCTGCACCTTTCCATGCATCCTTCAATATTCTCTTAAATATGCTCGTCTTAATAAACATGATGCTCCTTTCCTCTCCCAGAGTTATCTGGGAGATAATGTAATGGCTTACGACAGGTTTTGTGACGTACCTGCTGTTGTATCTTCACGGCACTTGGCCGGAGATGCTATAAAAATTGGAATCCTGGATGTCCTTCTTTCTGCTTTTCATTTTGCGGTTCTTTCATCAACTCTTGCTGATCCAGATAATTTTTCTTGCTGATCTTCATCCAGTCTTTCCGTGTGTGTGACTTTTCATATTCCCTCTGTGCGATCTCGCAAAGCAGTTCTCTTGTCTTTCTGCAATTATGTACAGCTTCTTTCCCGCTTTTATGGTGCGGTTCACACAAATACACTTTCAATCCCTCGGCTTCCGATAGAATTCTCATCCCGGATCCAAACAATACATGGTGTTCCTCCGTATACTGCTGCCGATAGTCTCCATACAGATTGGCACAGAGATAGCACACGCCCTTTTCTGTGTTCAAAATACTTTTCGGATGGCTGATTCTCTTTTTCTTCTTTTTCGGCTTAGGAAACGCCATATCACTATAATCAATACTCATAAAGTAATCACTTTCTTTTTCCAGTTGTCCCATCCGCCTTTTGGCCATGCAAATTCTTTCTTCAGAAGCTGGATGATTTTATCCGGATCCCCGGATTTTAAGATGTCTTCTATGACTTCCCCTTCCTGAACCACCTCTTCTGTGATCTCATGTACCTGTTTTTCTTCTTCCGGAAGATTCATAACCGGAGCATCCGGCATCAGTTCCGGATAATCTTCCACTTCCATCTGTCCTTGAATCTGTTCTTCTGTTTCTTTTGGCTCTTCCAAAGTTTCCTGTGCTTTTGCAGGTTCTGCCTTTTTCTTTAATGGTTCCGTCTTTAAGACTTCCCTCTCTTTCTTTTCTCTCAGCGGCACCTGATAAACTCTTTCATAGGCTTCTGAATCAGAAGTCTTCCTGCCTTCCGGATAAAAGGTCTGTTCAAATGTTTTGGCCAACTCCAGATAGCTCATCTCTTCTGGTTCTCCCCTGCCGTTGTATGGCATGATCCGAATCTGAAATTCACTGAATAGTGCATTTGCAAATTGCATCCGAAACATCCGGAATTTTGTTGGAGCCACAATTCCCATGATCTCCCGGTTGATCGTACTTGCTTCTTTTGGCTCGTCAGCCCATATCCATTTAGCCATTTTTTCAAAGCAGCCTTTTCCCTCTCCTTTGAAAAATTCATACACTAACGTTTCCGTCCAGCTTCCATGGTGTTCTTCTGGTGCGATGTCGCACAGGCTCATCTGCGGCGAATAACGATCTTCTGTTTCCCGGATAACTTCTTTTACTTCCCGGATTTCCCGTACCGTGGCATCTCTTGGTACCACTTCCCGCACTTCTTCCGGCAATGCCAACATTTCAGACAGCTTACTGCTGCCATATCCCCGGTATTTCTCCTGAATTTCCGGGCTGTTCCCATCAATACTGTATGTATCATTGATCTGCATGAACCGAATTGCCCACGTCCTGCTGATATTGAAGGTTTCCTTTGCAAACTCAAAAACATCTGCATACCCCTTCTCTTTATAAAACTCTGCATCTCTGGTCTTTTTTAAGAGATACCCGACTTTAATGTATCCCTCTGCTATATGTTCCAGTTCTTTTCGTAATGCAATTTCTACTCCCTGCAGTGTACTGATTGTCTGTAATTCTTCCATCTATCCAGCTTTCCTTTCTGTACGTTTCAACTTCTTTCTTTTGAATAGCTCAACAAATTCTTTGACTTCCTCTGTCATGTCTCCGTTATATTTTGCCCGACACTGGATCATCACCCCATTGTTTACCTCCATGGTATAAAACGGTGTCTCCGGATCCTGCTTCTTTCGCAGGAATAGAATCGTTGTCTCTCCTTTTGCCACCCGGTCAATATACGTGGCGACGCAGTGATGCATGGCATTTCCTTCCTGTCGGATTTCATGGATTCGTTTCGGAAGCCTCAATAAAAATTGTTCTGTTTCCATTTCCAGATAACTGTCCCTCTTTCTGTATTGCTCGTACTTTTTGTCTTTTTTATTGTCCAAATCCTCTTTTGCTTTTATTTCTCGTTCTCTGCTCTCTTCAATACGCTGTTCTAAATTCTTCGGAAATAAGATCCACGACTCTCTCATGTTGTATCCCAGTTCCTCTGCCATCTTCAGATAATCGTGATAGTCCACGGCTCCTCTCTTGTCTTCTCCTAACACTTCTTTGATGTACCGTTCCATCTTGTGAATGGTGGTATACCGGATGTATCTAGTGAATTTTCTCTGAAGCCTTGCAAAAAACTGAATCTGCCGCCATGTTGGATGTAATCCCTTCTCCTGCATTTCATAAGTGGTGTTATATTCCCTTACACTTGGATTCTTTCCAGCCAACAGCTGGTAATATTCCCTGCTGAGCCCTAATATCTTTTTGCAGGACCGTTCTTTCTTCTTTAAGTATCCTGTGTTGTACCCCTGCATCTTTTCTTTGACAATTCTGTAAAACCCACACTTTACCAGCTGTTCGATTCCAGGCATACGCCGGTATCCATCTATATATTGATCCAAATACATTTTTTCTCGATATTTCCCACGTTTCACAAAACATTCCATTGCAGAATACTGAAACGGTGTTCCTTTTAAGATCTGTTTGAGATTCCGGTTATAAATGATCGCTTCATGCTCTACCACTTTATAATATCTCCATCCGTCTCTGTAACACCACCGAACCCAGTCTGTCTGCTTATACTGTTCATATTCAAATTCATGAATCTTTTTTAAATTCCGGTCATACGTGATCCGTATCAGCTCCCAGTGCCCGCCGTTTTCCTTTTGTCCATTCCTGAATTTCCGATAGCACTCAAAATATCGGTATACATATCCCTCTTTTGTTTTCTGCAGGAGCCCTGCATACCCTCTTGCATTGACATTTCCGCCTTTCTTTCGGCTTCTGTAGGTAACAGGATGCTTGCAGGATGGGCATTCTCCCGCGTCTCCATAGTGTGGATTCCGGATTTTCACTTCTCTTCCACAATGTGTGCAATGCCCTTTTGTTACTTTTCTTCCGGCATCATAAAACAAGTACTGGGGAAGGACTTCCCTGTCTACAAAATCATCAAAATCTTTCGGCAGTTCCGGCACCAGCGCCATCTCAGAATCAATTTCATCAATCTCTTTTCGTCCTTTACTATAGCTTTGCCATCTTGCGATTGCTGCACGTGGCTCTTCCTTTCCGTTGTGACAAAATTCTGTGATCCGTTTTCGGTCCTCTTCTCGTATCCATACTTTATTATCACCGTACCAGTACCCTTCTTGTATCTCGCCCCACCCCTCCATGTAACTTAAGTTATCTATTTTTGCCGTTCTCCACTTCTCACACAGATTGTCGTAAGTGTAGTACTTGTTTTCTCCCAAAAGGAATACCCGGTATTTTGGATATGTTGTGCCATTCAGGATCATATCTCTTGTAAATACATCGATCTCTAAAACCGTGTCTGTCTTCTTCGCACGATAGAACCAATAATATGTTGCGCTCCACACAGGCGCTCTTCCACATCTTAGTACCTGATCCCCTTGATCTTCCCTGACTGTCTCTCGCATCGTTTCTGTTGCTTTTAACTCCGGAAGCTTTAATAACTCTCCTCGTCTCATTTCTCCGCCTCCAGATAGTATTCTTCTGCCATGGCAAATACTTCCAGATCCGGCATTGCCACCATTTGTGCCCCTCTTCTTTCTTTGACTCTTTTTTCCGCTTCTTTTCGGATATTCTGCAGACATTCTTTGAGTGTCCGGTTCTTTCTCCTTACCGCTCTGGCCAGAGCTTCTTTTTCAAAACATCTCATAGACAGATACGAGACGATCTCTCCTGCCGGCATCCCGTCTGTTTCCTCCTTTAACTCAACCTGCAGCTTTCCGATGGCCGCATTTACTAAATCTACCAGCTCTTCTGATAAATGCTGCTCATACACTTCCCGGATTCCATCCGGAATCCCATTTTCCTCTGCCAGTACTTTTAAATGCTCCAGATCCTGCTCCTCCAAAAGTCCTTTTGCACATGCATTCAATTCTTCTACGGAATCAAAATTTCCAAATACATCAAACATTCTGTTTTTCCTCCAGTAATCCCTCTAAATTTTCCACGTAATCGTGATGTTTACTAAATCTGACGGCTATTTCATGCCGTTCTTCCAGTTCCTGATACTGCTGCCATAATTCCAGGTTTTTCACCTCTTCCCCAGACGGTTTTCTCCATTCCGCCCGTTTCCACTGCTCCGGCTTCCCGTTTTCGATCATGTTCTTGATAAAAATACAGTCCGTATACAGGGTCACATGACACGGTGCATTTAGTATTTTCAAGGATTTCACGATTCCAAGCAGTACCAGTCGATAATAGGTCGTCTCCTGCTCTTCCCCGCAAATTCCTTTGACCGCCGGTCCTTTGCTTGTCTGACATTCCATTGCTGCCGCCCATCTTCCATCTTTGATACATGGACCTGTCAGGCTTGTCCTTATGTAAATATTTACCTCTTTCATATCAAATTCTCCTGTTCAAACGGATCAGGATGTATCTTCGGTATTTGTATCCTGTTACCGGATTGATTCCTTCATGGTATGTTTCTTTGTCAAGATAATAGCCTTTTGGCGGTTTCGGCTCGTCACTCCATGTTTTTCTTTTGTAAACCTTTTCTTCCGCCACTGGAATCTTTAAATTCTTGCTGCAGGAGTACCGGCTTTCTTTCATCTTGTTCTCCTCATCCGGGGTTTTACTTAAATACTCGGCCAGCTTCCGGAAGCCTCCCTCGTCATACAGCAGATCGATGTGGACGCCTCCCTTTTCCCATGCTTTGCGCATGATCAGATCTGCATCCGGAATCCGGTTGATGACCAGGTGGTGATGGACGCCGCCCCGGCTTCCAATCTCGGTATGCAACATCCATTTCAACTCTGCTCCTCGTTTTCTGTATTGTCTTCTTACCTTATCTCTCCACCGTTCAAAATCCTTGGCAGCCTCTTTCATGTCCTGTGGCCGGTTCTCCAATTTATACGTCAATGTCACCCAGTAGTCATTCTCCTGAAAGTTCAGCTTCATCTTTCTCCAACACTTTCGTTCTTTATTCCACTGATTCACCTTCCTGATCTGCTCCGGTGTGGCTTTCTTCTTTTTCTCTCTTGGCATTCCCGGAGCACCATATCTTCCATTGTGATACTCCATCACTTCTCTGATGTCTCCCAGGTCATAACTCTTTCGTTTATACATCCTGTTTTGCTCCTAAGTTTAATATTCTTATCAAGTTGAAAACGGGAGCTTTTTGCTCTCATTTTCTTTGACATTTTGCCAATACAGGTGTACAATATAAATGAACTTTTATTTTGTTTGTATTGGCAAAATATCCGGTGCATCTGTTTGCGGCAGGTGCACTAATTTTTTACGCTTTTTTCTATGTACCTGCAGCTAAGTTCTAATCCCGCTGTCAGAAGGATCATTCCGATCCATAATGATCCGGTTCCCATCATCATGACTGCACAGATTCCCAATGTGGCTTCCAGGATCCTCAGTAATTCTTCTGCATACCGAAGCTGTCTTCTCTTCCGGAAACTCATACGATGATGTACTCTCCCCCGATCTCTTCTGCTACCTGCTTCGCTTCCTGGTACGTCCCATACTCGCTCCGGATCTTTCCGGATTGCCAGCGAATGATCCATATCTGTTTCCTCTCCTTCTCTTCATTCAAATCCAAGTTCTTTGATCCTTTCTTCGATTAGCTTCAACTCTGCAACAGCTTCTTCCTCTTCCGGAAACTGCCGCAGTTCCTCTCTTCTGCTGACAAGCCTGCTGTACTCAATGACTTGTCCTGCCGTCATGTTCAAGATTCTCTGATCCATTGGTTGCTCCTTTGATTTTTACTGATTTTCTTCCTTGATACTCCAACTCCCTGCAGTAATTGTTTAAGCAGGCAATCGCATGCTGTTTCTGCTGTTCCGAGTAGCCATTTACTCTTTCGGTCAAGCTTAGTTCCTTTATAAACTTATCGATTCGCTGTATGGTTAATCTTTTGTTTTTCATATGTTTGTCCACCTTCCCCCGCCTTCAGGCGGTTTTCTCTTTTCGTAATAATGCCTCCTGGATGATCCTGCAGCATCCGTCTATCAGGCTTTTCACCTCTTCTTCTGTTCGTTCTGCATAACAGTCATCGTGTACACGGATTGTTGCATTTTTTACTTTTACTGTTTCTACGATCAAAATCATCACCTCGCTATTATGTATGCAGGTTGGTTGTCCTATGTATGTTGTCCATCAGCCTTTTTTTCAGATCTACTGTCACGAAATTAACTAAACCTATACTCATGGAATTCTTGAATGGGACTCCACCTATATTTTCCTGCAATCTCCTTAGGTTTGCTTCCCATTCGGATCCATGACAAATCTTTATAGTCTTCTCTCTTGTTTGAAATCACCTCGCTGATCCCAGTGTACGAAGCTTCATCTTCATTTCCTCGCATTTTTAAGCATACTGCTTTTTCTTCGTCCGCATAAATGACTTCTAAAATAGGTCCTTCTTTTAAATAAATAAACTTTCCTTTTTCAAATAACATCTGTTTTTCTATCCAACCTTTCTACTCTAGGAAATACTCAATACTTACACCTATGTTCCCTAACATTCTTCTTTCAATAAACTTCGTATCTGTTGTCTTTTACTCTTTTGTCTCCTATACTGTAATTACAGGTGTTGCAGCACCGAGTATTACGAAAGGAGTGATAATATGTACGATGAAATCAGTTTAGAACAACGTACTCATGATTTAGCCGTTGCCGCTACTGTCCTTTATTACCAACAACAAAATATCGAAATCAGTGAATCGAATGCTTTTGAGTATGGTATGAAGTACAGAAGTTTGCTAAATCAAATTCGCAACTCTATGGAAGAGGGTAAGAGTGATTTACGATAATCTTTCCCTCGATAGGTATTCTTCTACCTTTTGATCAATCGCAATCGGCAGGGCGGTCTTTAGCATTTGTAATTCTTTTAATGTGATTCCTTTTTCTGTACACATTTCTATAATTTCCTTTGCTAAACGCTCTGCATTTCTATAACTTTTCATCGCATCCACTTCTCTCACTTCCTATCAATCCTTCCTACTCCAAGAAATACTCAACACTTACGCCGAAGTAATCTGCTAGAATTTTTAGTTTTTCTGCTTTAGGTTTACTCCTACCTCTTTTCCAATCGGATAATACCGATTGAGCAATCCCTGTATCTTTTGATACTTGATACGCTGTTTTGTCAGTTTTATACAATAGTTTTGAGAATTTTTCGTACATTTTCACACCACCTTTCATGACTTGGTTTATTGCATTTACTACGGAAATGTGATATACTTCGATTGTCAAGCAAAATAATACATATTTTCGTAGCATCTCCAAGTACTTCGTAAATACTTGGTATGCTCATACTATACTACGTAATGGCGGAGTAGTCAACATGTAATCCGCTTTTTATTAGTATTTGTCTTGAATTTGTGAAAGGTGGACAAAAAAATGTATGAGATTTTTAGTAAATTACTACAAACTTACGGAGTAACACCGTATAAAGTTAGTAAAGAAACAGGAGTATCGCAATCAACACTAAGTGACTGGAAACTTGGAAAAATTACACCAAAATCAGACACCATGAAAAAAATCGCAGACTATTTTGGAGTGACTGTCGATTATCTTATGACTGGTAATGAAAAACCAGATATTGATCCAGTACTTAAGCCTCGTGACGAAAAAGATATTAAGGACATACTTGCCAACACAGAGCAACTGCTCAAGCAGGATGGACTCATGTTTAATGGGGACCCGGCATCTCCAGAAGCTATTGACTCTATACTGTCGGCGATGAAAATAGGCATGGAAATAGCAAAGAAGAAAAACAAAGAAAAGTACACACCTAAAAAGTATAAAAAGGATTGATACTTATGGACATTAAAGAACGAGTAAATCAAATCGTTCGAAAGTACGGCACAAGAAATCCACTTGAGATTGTAAAAGCAATGGATATAATCCTTGTGCGACATCCATTAGAAGGTGTTCGAGGATTTTACCATTATTTTCAAAGGAATCACATTATATATGTGGATGAACGATTGCCAGAAAATGAACTATTATTTGTGATTGCTCATGAACTTGGCCATTTGTTCTTACATAAAGATAGCAACGCTATATTTATGGATACGAGAACAAATTTTGTGACAAACAAATTTGAAACGGAAGCTGACCGTTTCGCTTTAAATCTACTTATTCAAGATTCTGATATCGAAGACCATCTGGATTTTACTACGGATCAATTTTCCAGATTGTTTGGATATTCAAAAAGGATGATTGAATTAAGGATGAAAGACTTTAAATGATATATTCGCTTCTGCGTTTATATAAAATCCAGTGGTGTAATGTATGGGCAGAAAAGAGGAGCTTATGAAAAAATGGTATCTTAAAACTTGGTTCATTTGCCTTATGTTCTTTCTATGGTTCATTTATGGCATTCCGATAATAATTGGTATCGTATTACTTATTTTACAAAATAAAGAATTCCAAAAATTACAAGATCAATACGGAAATTATGATGATCTTGTTGATAAAACAAATGCTTTATCTGTGAAATATAAAAATAAAATGCAACATTTAGAAAATGAATATTTAAACGAAACAGAAATGCTCGAAAAAGATTTCAGTGAGAAAAAAGCAAGTATTACTTCCTCCCTAAATCACTTGATATCTGAACATCAACAGCTTTCTGAAGAACTATCTTTGCTTGAATCTAATACTCTTGTTGCTCATTATAATTTCTCAGATTACGCTGGTATAACTTCAGAGGAATGTAAAAACAAACTTGCGATCCTAAAGCAGACAGAAAAAGAATTGGTTCAGAGCGAATCCGCTCTTCATATTTCATCTAAAGGAACTCGCAAAGTAATACGCGATAATAGTAAACAGATATTAAGATGTTTCAATTCCGAATGTGACAATATTTTAATGAATTTGTCCGTTAAAAATATTGATGCAATGCGTAAGAAAATTTCTGCATCTTTTGAATCTCTAAATAAAATTTTTAGTGTTGATGGTATTTCCATTGATAAACAGCTCTTGGAATTAAAATTAGAGGAGCTAAACCTTGCTTATACTTTCGAAATAAAAAAAGAACGTGAGCGAGATCAGCAGAAAGCAATAAAAGAACAAATGCTTGAAGAAGAAAAGGTAAGACGTGAGATCGAACGCCAAAAGGCAAAGATTACCAAAGATCAAACACAATGCAATAATGAGATTAAGAAACTAATGTCCTATTTGCAAAAAACACAAAATGATGTAGAAAAACAACTTTATATAAATAAAATTAGTGAACTCGAAGAAAAATTATCTTTATTAGAAAAGGATAAAGAAACTATTCTTGAACGCGAAGCGAATGCTAAAGCCGGATTTGTATATGTTATTTCTAACATAGGTTCTTTTGGAAAAGACATTTATAAAATTGGCATGACAAGACGTTTAGAACCAATGGATAGAATAAAAGAATTAAGTAGTGCATCTGTTCCTTTTGAATTCGATGTGCATGCTATGATTTTTTCGGATAACGCCCCTGAACTTGAAGCAACACTTCATAAATATTTTGAAAAACGTAGCGTAAATAGAGTTAATTTGAGAAAAGAATTTTTTAATGTTACACTTGACGAAATTGAATCAATTGTCAAAAGTAATTATAATAATACAGTAGAATTCACCAAGATTCCGGCTGCCTCTGAATACAGACAAACACTAGAAATATTAAAAAACGAATAATAAATATTTCAGATGCCAGGTTTTACTATGCTGACCGAGTTTGCAGTAGTTGATTATAACAAAGCAGCATAGGCGTAAAAAATACCGCCCCTGTGCCAACAGAGACGGTACACTCACCAATTCTGTTAAATGAATTATTTGAAGAAAGGAAATGAAAGTATGCCATTATTAAAAACAACATCACATACAATTGATGATATCTATGCTCTTCCAGATGGACAGAGAGCGGAATTGATTGACGGACAAATTTATAACATGGCACCACCGTCTCCATTACATCAGGAATTAGTAATGGAACTCTCCGCCTCTCTAAGAAATTATATCAAAGGAAAAGGCGGTAATTGCAAAGTTTATCCTGCTCCATTTGCTGTTTTTATTAAGGATGATGATTCCAATTATGTGGAGCCTGATATCAGCATTGTCTGTGATTCTAACAAAATTTCACACCGTGGCTGTGAAGGAGCACCAGACTTTATCATCGAAATCGTTTCACCGAGCAGCCGTAAAATGGATTATTCTACCAAAAATACGCTCTATACTGACGCAGGTGTTCGGGAGTATTGGATTGTGGATCCTGCCAGAGAACGCACAACGGTATACCGATATGAGGAAGATGTCGCGCCGGTGATTGTGCCTTTTAACGACACTCTCAAATTAAAAATATATGAGGATTTCGAGATCTGCATTGATAATTTATTGAAATAAAATAGAATATATTCTAAAAAAGTATTGATTTTTTACTGCAAATGGTATATTATAATAGTACATCACAAATGTGATGTGAAAATTTTGTTCTAATCGCAATGTATTGTTGCGAATACAAAGATAGTATACCTCTAGCAGTAATCCTCCCACTATAAGGGAAGTGATGATCCTAGAGGTATTTTTTTACACAAAGGAGAATGTATATGATTAAAACTGCTATTTTAGTAGATGGGGCTTTCTATAGAAAACGAGCATATAACTTATTCGGTGATTTAACTCCATCTGAACGAGCA